AAGCATCGCCATTGGTGGAGACGCCGATGCAACAAAAAATTTAATCAAATCAGCGGGTGACGACTTGAGCAATGCGGAGGAAGAAATCTTCCCGTAATTCGTCTTAATTCGTGTAATCTTTAAATTATGGCTGATAACGCAAAGTTTAATAGAGATATGCAACGCCTGATCAGGAACGCACAGCAGCTGATCAGCAACCGGCTCCCTGGCATTATAAAGGTTGAAGGTCTCGACTTTATTCACGATAACTTCGACGCCCAGGGATTCAATACCGGAACCAGCGTTCAGCGGTGGCCAGCGCGTAAACCGCCAAAAGGGATGTGGCGCAAAAGAGGCAAAACAGTAAATAAGGGAACCTCACAGCAATTGAGATCTACAAAGGCAGGCTCCAAGTTCCAGCGTGATGCAAACAGGGCTTTGCTTGTTAAGCGTGGCCACCTGCGGCGGTCATGGGACAGCGACACAAAGGCCACGGATGCTCAGGTCGCTTTCCGAAATACGCTGCCTTATGCCGAGCCCCACAACGAAGGTGTCAAGCCACAACCGGAGCGTAAGCAGATAGGCGACAGCGCCAACCTCGATAAACGTATAATGGGAAAGATTGACCGCGAAATGCAAAAATTATTTAATCCATAACATCATGTTTTACAACATTTTCAAATCCATTCAAACCGCCTTAAAAACCGTCGCAGGACTGAAGGCAACTCAGTGGTTCAATATGCAATATGAGGCAACAATCGCGCAGTCGCCGGTTACCTTTGTCGAATTCCCTGAGGATAACCCAACAGACCATGCAAGTAAAGACGTTACCAGGTTACCTTTCAGAGTAAGAATTCATGTAGTTACAAAAGTAATTGCGGGTCAGGATGGACAGGTTCCGGATACTGCGATACAGCAAAATGAGACGCTCGCGCTTGCAGTGAAGGATGCTCTAAAAACACTGAAGCCTTTGGGGTGCACGACACTTCGCTTTTCCGGATTAAAGACCTGGCAGCGCATGAATGGTTTTATGATTACGTTCGTTGACTTTACGGCGAGGATCGAGGAGGTATAATCCGCGTTAACAAAAAAGCCCCGGCACATCACTGTACCGGGGCTTCGCATTTGGGGAAATTGCTCGTATCCCCGCGTATTGTTAGTATATAGTTGAGAAATCAATTATAAACAGGGCACAACATTATACCCCTGCCAGCATTTTCTTGGCGGTCTCCTCATCCGGCATCATACTCCGGAGCAATTCGATATAATGACAACGCTCTGTTTTTACTTGTGACTCCGACTGCAACGAGTCGAATAGTTCATTCTGTGTCTCCATCCACGACTCTATTGGGTTAGAGCCCGTTTGTACTTCGACCGTGAAACTGCTTTGATTAAACTTTACAGACATTAGACTTGCATTTAGTAAATAAAACACCTATGGATGTGCATGTCACCTTAATGGTTGAACCAAGAAAGCCGCCGGGCCTTGCGGCGCCGGCCATCCATAGGCTTTATCTCTCCATGAAGGAAACTTAAGCCTAAATTCTTGATTCAATAAAAAAAGGTAACATGCGCTGCAAATGTAAAAAAATAATCTTACACAATTCACATGTTTGTAAAATAATAAACGACAAAAAGCCACAAACATTGTCTGTGGCTTTTTTATAGGAGTACGGAAACTCCGAACCCCTTCAGTAATACAAATCGTTACGGCTCCGCGGTTACTTCCTTCTTGTTCTTCAGAAACCGTGTGTATCCGGGTTTTAACATCATCCGGTTCGCTGTCTCCTCGTCGGGTTGCATACTGCGCAATAATTCGATAAAGTAGAACCTGTGTGGACGCATTGCCTCGTTTTCCATTTGCAACGCGTCGAGTAGTTCGTTCTGCGTCTCTAACCAGCTTTCGATAGGGTTACCAAAACCCTGCACCTCTATGGTGAAGCTGCCATCGTTAAATTTTACTGACATGGCTCTCTTATTTTTTACCGTTTAACAAAAACCACAATACTTTCTCTTTATTAATCGGCTTACGGTTCACTTCCGTAATGATCTCAAGCATTTCACCATCAGTAAACCGATAATTAAAAGGTGATTCCTTTTCTGGTTTCTCAACACCAAAAACATCCCGGTAAATACTGCTCAATACAGAACTTGGTATATTAAGAGTCGTCATTTGTAATAGTTTGTCAAAGCCATCAATATTGATAAACCACGATTCCTGTAAGCCAACTGCCACCAACTTAAAATACTGACTGCCTATTCGCTGAATGTACTGTTTATTTGAACCCGACATGTAGCCCAGGTATTTCATAATAGGGCTGAATTTAGCATATATAATACCTTCAGTTACATATACCTGGTTTATATTTTGCCCCATCTTAACAGTGATCACTGTATTTTCCTGAAATGCGGATGCACTTTCACCTAATTGTGGCTGTTGCTGTCCGTTTTCAATTGTCGCATGAAACACTTTACGATAAACCTCAAACACTGGCTTAACTTTTTTAGCGATAAAGTACTCGACGCATTCTATTGAAAGTAAATAATCCACTGTTTTACGTCCGCCTACTTTTCCGCTCTTTTGCTCCCCATTTTTGGGGAAAACTTGAAAATCAACACTTTCAATAAAATCCGCATTTAATACACGTACGGCGTGATCTTTTCTTGGGTAGACCAATGGCCAAACGTCATCCAGGTTAATTGGAAATTCTTTCCCAGTCTTTTTTAATTCTAAAATTTTTTGGAAATAAGTCCTTACCTGGTCTGGCTGGGACTCTTTTGTGAGTTGCAAACTCACCACTTTTGCTTCATTCTCTGTGAAAGTCATAAACATTGAATTAAACTGTTAATTAATGGGCAAAGCTGCTTTAGGTGTGACTTTCAATTCGAACGCAGGGCGTTGAACCAGTGCCGCCTTTCGGACGGCTCCACCATAGCAGCTTTGCTTTATCTTAAAAAATAATGTTCAGGATTTTGCCCCTGTGTATTCGAAATTGAAAGTCAGGGGCAAATTTAAATAAAGTTTTGTTATTTCCAAAAAGGAAACCAAGAAGTTTTTGTTTCCTGAACTTCTGATTCGTTGGCGAGCCTTCGAAGGAGTCTGATTATTTCAATGTTTTGCTCAACGAGCTTGTTTTGTTTGGAATACCAGGTTACCAGTTCTCTTACAAGGAAAAAGCCAACAACAGCGGCAAGTACAATTGCTAAATTCATTTTAATTAGTTTTAAATGGTTATTAAACGTTGTAAAAATAGATATTATTATTGTCAATTACTTAATATACTTGAGTACTCTGCCTCGTGCATTCTCCGCCGCTCGTTCCGCCAGGCGAATGATATTAATGCCAAGGTCGTTGGTTTGGTTCCTCCTGCCATTCAGTACAGCCGATACCTGGGGGCATGAGCACCGGCAAACCTTTGCAATGTATTTCTGCGTTCCCGATGGTATGCTGTTGATCAGGTCAAGCCGGCGTGTGCGTGGAATTTGTTGTTTCATCGTTAAAAAGAGTGGGTTGGAAATGACTTAAAGAATACACTTTCAAAGTCACAAATTGAATCATTATCAATAAATCGCTTAACAATTCTTGCTGCAACTTCCCTTGGGGATCCTTCCAAATCTATTAGTGGCAAATCATCAGGGAAATTTAGCTTAAGAAACATCCATCTTTTATCCCTTGTATCTAACTGCCTTTCAATTTCGTGTACCATATAATGCATAATAAATCTTGATTTTAATGTTATTATTCGAACATTGTTAATTGCTTACACCGACCTTGCTCCTCTGCCTCGGCGTTCATTTCTTTGACCAGGCGCGCTGCCGGTATGGTCAGATAACCGTAAAAGGTCGAGCGTGAGATGTAATAATTTGGTTCGATCAGGTGAAGGAAGATCCACTCGGTGGTAACTCCCTTCGCCTTGTAATCGACCCATATTTTCTGAACGCTCATAATTTTGTCAAGATATCGTCGGTTGTAGGCCATATAAACTTTTTTAGTATCTTTGAAGTGCTAAGTCCAAAGGGGTATTCGTTTATACGGAGCCTCTTTTTTCGTTTCTAAGAGCGGAAGATTACGTTATCCTCATTATCCGGGTAGAGGCTGTCGGCGGTTTCCCAATCGAAAGGATCAAGCTCACCGGAGTGATGTTCAAATAAGGCCATTCCAACGAAGATGACAACGAATAAACAGACCAGGAGAAAAATGAAAAGGAAAATTAAAAGATTGGTCATGATGTTTTAGAGTTTAGAGAACATTAGTTTTGGAAGCAGTACCCAATTGGCAATCGTATCTTCAACAAGACCGCCGGCTGTTGTCCAGGGCTCGTCAATAAGCGTGTAAGCATCGCAGGCGAGCATGATTGGAATCAATTGTCGCATGGCATAATGCCAGTTGGAAGTTATAGGAATGCATTCGGTTGGGATTACTGCTTCATAACCATACGCTTCTACGGTCAATCGTGCCTTCTCGTATTTAGCAATAACCTCGGCCTCGGGCAAACCCGAAACCTTTGCAACCAGGTAAACGCGTTTCTTACAGGTAGGTTTACAGGGAGCGGCTATCTCTGTGTTAGATGTACCATTATTGCGGCGGAACTGCTCGTCCAACAATTCATACATGACATCCTGTTTTTTTTTGTTTACTGTATCTACACCAAACCATAAAGCCAGGTTATTAAGCACCGATGGTTCTAACTTTCCAAGCTCAAGAATATCAAATTGTTTTTTTAGAATTGCCATTTTAGAATAGTGATTTTTGTGCGTTCTTTTCTTGCTCTCCTTCTTTCAGGTGTTGATCGATCAGTTTCTCAACCGATTTGCACCGCTGTAGCACGAGGCCGTCGCGGTTCTTGAAGTACTCCTTCTGAAGGCTGCGCATTGTCTGCACAGCCTCCCGGAATTGTTTCGCGTCCATTATTTCACGAAGACATTAAAATTCGGTTCGTATCCGTCGGGGAATGGTGCGGAGGTGATCGACAGCGCAACAGATTGGCGTTTGCCCTGGGCATCTTTCTTATCGGCCTCGACAAATATCACCGAGCGTGACGGCCTGTAGGCTGCCATCACAATCTCAACTCCTTTTGTGAGCTGCTCGTTGCCAATTTTATCGGCGAGATTGCGGAGGTCCATGATGCGGTTGGGTTTCAGATTGCCCTTTGCATCCTTCTTGAGAAGGCGGTTGATCATTTCGACCAGGTTCGCGCTATTCTCGTCGATGGCCAGTGTTGTGATGTATTCACTGATCAGCGCGATGCCCATGTCGAGCGTGTCGTTAAACTCGTCAACCTGACGCCATCCAATTGTAATGCTCCTACCGTCCTCGTCGGTGAAGGTGTGCGACATTTGGCCGCTCTTTGCCCCGTAGAGCTCCTGCTTGAGCTCAATGATCGCGGCAAACTGCCGGTAAATATCAGCCTTGGCAATGCTCAGGTTGCTGCTCAGCTGCTCGAGCTTTACGAACTGCTCTGCGACCGTAGTGCCAACAATGGTTTTATAACTTTCGCGCTCTGCCTTTTCGCGGTTCTTTTTCGCTGCATTCTCACTCTTTAACTGCTCCATCAGGTCTGCTTTCTGCTCCGGAGATAGTTGCTTTAAATCAATTGTTTTGTTCATTTTAAATTCTGTTTAATAAGCCATTAAAATAATATCGAATATGAGCCGGTCTGTAATTTCCGCCGTGCTCTTCCTGCGCCATACCTGTACTTTGTCTTCAGAGGAGGTGGTGAAGTATAGCTCCTTGAACTGATCTCCCAAACCGACCTCGCTCTTTAACCTATCCTTAAATTTCGATTCAAAATACTTCAGTGAATCGCACCGCCATATGATATTTTGAACGATCTGCTTTACCTTCCGATCGAACAGTGACGGGTTTTGTGTTTTTAGAATTGACTTTAGCATTACCCTGCATTTTGCAAGTTCCTCTGCCATCCCTTAAACTTCTTGCGCTTGCTTGCCGGAGGACAGGGAGATCCTGAGAATCTTGCACCGCCCATGATCAAATAGGTAGGCGTTTGCATTTTGGACGTGTTGCGTGTTTTGCGGGCTTCTTTGTAAATGTTGTTACGGTACGTCTGCCGGTTTGCATAGCCATTCATTTGCGCCACGCCTGGCGTTGGCACGACTACTTTTTTAATCAATTCCTCTTTCTTCATTCGGTTACTTGCTTTCATTTGAAATTTATTTGGATTTTGATGACTGACTTTATTACTGCTTTGATCTTGGAAAGTGTGGTTCAATTGTGATGGTGATATCCCTGGTTACTTTTACCATGCCTGAGCCAGAGCAGGTGGAGCAGACGATCATCTCGCAGACTCCGGAGGATCCGTGGCGAGCCGGTTCCAGTTCTGACCATCTCTGGCCTTCACCTTTGCACTCGCCACAGATCTGAATGGCTGATTGGTTGTATTTCTTAATCGTCATCTTCCTCAGAATTTCCCGCCGCTAAAAAGGATTCAATTGGTTTTAAGTGTGGAGGCAGAGGATTCTTATCACTTTCTGAGTAAGGGAATACGTCAATAATGTTGCTTTCCGAAATTGAAGAGATTTCAAAGTCAGCCATCATACCTTGCATTGCCTCTGTAATCTGGTCAAATGCTTCTTTAGGACTATCTGAATAAACCAGGACAAACTGCGCAACTCTTTTTTCCCTGCCAAGTTCTTCGTCGATTGTGATGAAAGAAACTTTTGCTTTATACCACCGGTCTCCAGCGTCTGAAGGAATAATTTCGCAAATATTCGTTTTTGCAATTTTCGTTACGATAAACTCACCGCTCACCATTGTTTGAAGCTCTTTGAAAATGCGGGTTTCAGCCTCGCTGAAAGTGATTGCATCAAGCAGATAGGTTTCACTTGCTTTACGCTCTCTGCCATTCTCATCCATTTTGATGTACTTTGCCGTCGTTTCGAACCACGTATTCATTTTAATTTAGTTTTAATGTTCTATCGAATATTCGATATTGTCCGGAGGGGGGAGTCGAACCCCCTGAACCGAATCCGGTTAGTTCATGTTACTTAAGGTTTCCAAATCCTCCTTTACAATTCCGTCAACCCTTTTAAAATCGTGCTGTTTTTGGAGGAAAGAGTAATAAACGCTGATCAGCCGGTCTTTTGGAATATCGTTGAACGATTGATAGGTTGTAGCACGGCAGGCAATACCTTTGATCTTCTCGATGCTTTGCGTCTGCGATGTAAGTCTCAGCCATCCACCAATAGAGGCTATCAAACGTTTTCTCCACCGATCGATTTCGACGAGCTCCGGATTAACTCTTTTATCCAGGGTATCACAGGCGAGCGTCAATTGCTCGGTGCTCAGGTCGCGGCTGCTATCAACACCGAAGCCGCCAATCAGTACCGCTTTCTCATCCGGAGTCATCCCAATCTTCGTGCACATTGTGTGGAACCTTTTCAATAGCCAGGCTTGCTGGCGGTCGCATGTTGTTTTCATAATCCGTGTAATTCGTTTTAATTCTTGTTATTCATTATATCTCCCCAGTATATCTCCGACATTTCGTCGTTAATCACTAACTCACCACCGGTGGAAAACCGGCTCGTTACAAACGCCTTGAGGCCGCGCACCTGAACGTAAACCTTGCTCAGTTTCTTCGCCATCCTTGCAACCGCAGGGTAAGGCTCTTTGCGCTCCTCGTGGGCGAGGCAGATTATCAGTTTACCGGGCATTTGGTTCATGAAATCCCTGAAGGACTTATTTTTGAACTCATCGGCATATATTGTCAAGTTGTCAATGAAAATTACCTGTGCCGCTTTCGGCTTGTTAAACTTTTCAATGATCTCGTCGAGCGTGAGGTATTCATCCCACATGATCCTGTCGCACTTTGTGATGCCTGCTCTTTCGCAAGCATCCTGAAAGCTTTTGTCGGTGCCTTCCTCCGCTGATATGTAGCTAACTTTAAAAAACTTAGCCAACTCTTTAGCCAATTGAAGCGCGAACCATGTTTTTCCATTCTTTTCAGGTCCATAAATCAACCAGCATCCCTTCGCCTCCGCTTCGCCAATTGCCTGCTGTAGCAGTTGGTTCACAAACTGTACTACTGCGCCCGGCTTTTTGTCGAACAAATTTGAAGTTGTCAGACTCCGGGCCATTAAGCCGTTGCGTTTAGAATCAGTAAACTTTCGGCGCGGCGTAATCCGCCAATGTGCTCGCCATCCGTGGTGAGGCACCGCTTTACGATCGCATTCAGGTTGGTGGTGTCTGCCATATTCACAGAGAGCACATCGGTGATCAGCTTGCGGTAGAATGCGAGGCGTTCCTGACGGTCGGGAGGTACAACGCAAGTGTATTTCTCGGAATAGCGCGAGAACAACTCTTTGTATCCAACCTTCTTGCTGTTGATGCCACGCTCAATTTTCGAGCGTAACCCGTCGGCGCCCATCATATACCATCCGCAGCATCCTTCAGTGGCGTTCCAAAATTCTTTGAGCTCCAAAAATGCGTTGTAGTCCAGGTCTCCGGCCTCGTCGATGATGATCACAGGTTGTGGCAGCATCTTGATGTAGTATTTAACGTTGGCCTTCACCTCGAAATAGCGTCCCTTATCGTCAACCCCGATTGTGCGGGCAAGTAACCTGACAAACTGTTGTTTCGTTTTAGCCTGGCTTGCGTCGATGTAAAAGCAGTTTTTAAGCGATTTTGAAAGGTATTTAGCAGTGTAGGTTTTGCCGATGCCACAATCATCGACACATATTTTGCCTTTTGAAAACTCCTTGCAGAAATTGACATCCTCCTCAATCACGGTGAACACGTCGGTGCGGGCGGTATTCCATTTGCGCTCGTTCGTCGTTACGCCAAACTCACGGCCAAGGTTCAGCCACTTGTTTTCGTCCAAAATATTGTCACGCTCGCCGTTCTTGATGCGGTTGTAAACAGATGGGTTAATTTGCAAATGCCTGGCGAAATCCTTATCGCTTCCGGAGTGGTTCTTGCGCTGCTCAAATAGTGCAGCAACAATTTTTTCTTTGAATTCTGGTGTGATGATCATAG